AAGTCTTGAACACCTGCTGCTGCGGTATCCAGTTGACCGATACGACCTTCTTCATCCATCGGAATCACTGGTTGTGCTGGGCCAGGGGGAGTCAATCCTGCCATTAAGGGATTGGCGGTCTTAGGCGTAGTCATATCACCGTACATAGAACGGTTAATAGCTAAACCTAAGTCACGCACTTTATCCATATCTTCTTGCGTTTGCATTGCACGTTGTCCTTGCGCATACAAATCCATCTGTTGAAAATAAGGATTTGCTGCAGCCATCTGCTGAGTGCGTGCAAGTTCTGTTTGATATGCACGTTCTTCTGGCGGAAGAGCAGGTGCTGCAGGAGGAGAAGCACCAAGACTTTGATTTTGACGAATTGGATTGTAACCACCTGCATTGCCTGCAGAACCTACGTTTGGCAAAGTTACACTTTCGTCATATGCACCTAAATTTTGATTGACAGAAGGGGGAAGTGTTCCATACATTACTCCTTGCTCTTGCCTGCTTCTGAGACCTGTACCCCGCCTGGAGCCCCTGGATCTTTCGCCTGTATTAGTTCTTTTTGGAGCGTACGAGCCATCCACCCTTGGCACTACACCAGCACCTTGAAGCCTGTTTAACAACATGTTGCTAGCACCAATTAAAGCACTAGTTGGGTTCAATCGATCAATGTAAGAAAGAATGTTGTCTTCAGCCATAATTACCTCCAGTTAAGGTTTAAATAAACGTTTGAGCCGACAGCTACATCAGCTGGACCGGGCAAAGCTTGAATAAATTCGGCACCAGAACGTTCATAACGGTACCTTGCTTGCATTGGATCTTTGTAGTTAGGTACGTAAAGGATCTGTGCAAGTCGGTTGGTTTCGTAGAGATAAATCTCATCCCAAACCTTTAATGCCTCTTTGGCATTACTGGAGCGAATCGTACGATCAACGTCTCCGGCAATACTTTCAAGGCGAGTAGAAGGTGACGTGGCAACTTCTGTTTTTGCTTCAGCGGTATTGCAACGCCCAATTTGAGTAATAATTTTATTGTAGAAGTAAGAATCAGGAACTGTGTTCATAGCTTCTTCAAGCCTGGCGTAATCACCAGCCGGAACTGACACCACGTAATAACCGAGGTGATACCTTACTCTACTTTTGTCAAAGTCGGAAAGCTGCACTTATACACTCTGATATGACTTTATTATAAAAGCAATTAACCAAGACCGCCCTTATAAAACTCATTCATTAACCGATCAGCAATTGTTGTCTGTCTTTCTTGGTTAAGCAAGTTTTGAAATAAAGCAAGTTTTGCATATTCTTTGTATTGATCGTATTGATCTTGTTCATTAACTTTGGGTTGGGTTTGAGTACCAGGTTGTGGTTTTTCTTTTGTTGTAGGTGGAGCTAAAGCCTCAACTAAACCTATGTCACCAGACTCTGGGCGATTGGGGTCACCATGTCCGACACGAAACACAACTTGACCCTCTGGATTTAAAGCCTCTGAGTAGTACCCATAATCGTCTGCAATGCCCCTCCGAACCTTTCCACCTGGAATCCCTGGCAAATAAATTGAAGCCCCTTCTACAGCCCCTTTATCAAATCTAGATTCCCCTTTGAATGGGACATAGAAATCAAATGAATTCCAACCGGGATGCTGACTATGCGTATGAGCAGCAGCAGCTTGCATTATAAGTTTTGCTCTATCGTCAAACGGAGCATTTAAATCGTATTTAAATCCTGAAACGTTTTGATTTGAAAATTCAATTTCTCTACCATGTGATCCATATTGCCTTGCTATAGAGTCAAACGCCTTTACTTGTTCCGCCAAAGGCAGTTTTTCAAGCATCTTAAGATCAACATGAAATTGATCCTTTCGTCTTGTATAACTTGAGCGTATTGGTCTATATGCCATTGCTTTTTATTTCCTATTCTAAAACTAAAAAACCCCCTGGAGAACCAGGGGATATAATTCAGACCCTAACTAAATCAGCGGCGAACACGGAATCCCAATCCACTCTTTTAATTTGTCTTAGCTGTTCCAGGCTTGCAAACTTTTCACCCGACAATGAAAGCTGTAGATCTTTTATCTCCTTTGCCGTTTTAAGACCAATACCTTTGATATGATCAGCAATCATCTGTGCCGTAGCACCATTGATATTTAAGCGTGTATCAGGTGGAAAGGAACGAGGCTCTTCTTTTGCCGCCGCATCTTTTACTTGAAGAGTCTTTACTTTCTTCGTAGCTTGTTGATCGGGTTCGATCTCAGTCTTGTAAGTGGTAAAAATACGACCGTCCTGGTCTTCAACCATAAACCAGTCGCCATTATCCCATTCACTGACAACTTTTACCCTTGTGCCGGTTTTTTTGTGCTGATAAAGCATAGGACCAGATAAAACATTACCTGGTCCCATAATACCTTAATTATCAGCTAACGGTACGACCAGTCAGATAACCGTCGATATCTTCGTAGCCTGGAGCGTTATCCGGCTGGAGATAACACACTTCAACCACATAGTAACCAGTACGACCTGCGGCCTTGTCAGCATCAGAAATGTACCAACCGCTAGCAGAAGGTGAAACTCCTGAATCAGTCGTCTCACTATCCCGCACGAACACTTTGTAAGTGGTCTCGCCGGTGATTAGTTTGTATACTGCGTTTTGAGCAGTGGTAATAGTGCCTCCAGTGATGAATGGAACTGCGCTATATGCCTCAGTACCAGCAGCAAAGAAAATATTACCAGCAGCTCCTTGATCGCCGGAAACCGTACTAGTAAGATTAGCTTGCGCAACACTTTCACCAGAGGTGGTGCTGGAAGCCAGGCCGGTAGCAAACGTGATTACCTCACCACTATGGGTGTATACACCAGAAGCAACGCGGCCATCGCCCCAGCCAGAGGCAACGGAGATAGTAGCGCGGTACACCAGGGCAGGTAATGTAGAAGAACCGCTAATCACCATACCGGTGATGTCGGTGCGGGTGTCATCATTGCGATAGGGGGAAGGAACAATGACATCGCCCGAAACAATAGGACCATCACCAGAGGTATTGGTGATAGGCACGTAACCTCGCTGTTGGAAGTAACGAAAACCAGGAATAGCGAGAACAGAAGTGGGACCACCCTTGGAGGAATCGTTAGAACCACTGTCGTTGGTATCAATATTGCGATACCAACCATTAAGGGGCTCGTTCCAGTTACCAGGGTAGATCTTCTTGGAAGACAGGTAGGACATTTATTTCTCCTAGAAAGTTATATGTATAAGTTATCAGATAGTGCCGTCATCAGCAAGGAAGCTGTAAGCGGTGGTAACAAAGTCCTTGTTCAGGATCTCGAAACCAGCGTACAGTTGCCAGATCAGGATGATAAAGCGGCTGAAATCATCGTTGTTGTTGATGAGTACCTGAGCGTTAGGACCACCGATACCCACACCAACGGACTGAGGACCGAAGAAGAAACCTTGGGCAACCTCTTGAGAAGAGTAGTTGCTACTGTCAGTAAAGTCAGCGGTAACGTTCTTGGTCGGGAAGTTGGTTGATTCGAAGAACTTAACACCTTCGAACTGAACACCAGTCGGCATCACAGGCTCACCAGCCAGGAAGTAACCCTGACCAGCCTGGGGACCCATGAAGAAGCTGGCGTTGTTAGGCATCATGGGGTTACCCATGTACATGCCTTGACCAGGTGCACCAGCGTAACGTGCGATCTCACGGAAGTCGCTATCACGACGCAGATGCATCATGAAGGTGGGATCACAGATGCAGCGATACAGACCATCAGCGAAGGTGGGGACGTTGCGCTTACGCATGTCCTTCACAACTTCCAGAAGGTCAGTGCGAACAGAGAACTGCTGCACTTGGTTAGCGTACTCAGTAGCGGTATAATCGATACGACCAGAGGAATCTTTGGTCTTACCACCAGCGAAGTAGTAACCACCTTGAGAAGAAGAAGCAGCACCGTTGGCTTCGGCTTTGGCGAGTTCGTCAATAAACACGCGATCACGCCAGCGGCGGTAGTCATCGAGCAGCGTTAGGCTACCGATGGACTGGTGGAACATGTTCAAGTTGCCGGTATCAAGCAGCATACGCTGAGCAGTAATCAGAGTCTCGCGGGCAATCTTGAAGGTAGAAGGTTGGGTCGGGTCACCCGGATCAGCGGGACCGGTGTATTCCTTCAGCACAACAAGTACCTTCTCTTTGGTGATGTTGCGGCTGTTGGCAGTACCGATCGTTTGATCAGCAATACGCTCACGGCTGTCCTTGGTACCAGGGGTTCCCCAGAACTTGTAGCGATCGAGCTGAACAGTTTGACCAGGCTGAGAAGTGAAGTCGTGAACCACCACGGGCTCAACGGCCATTTCGCAAATATATGCGGGGTGAGGGCGATAAAGCTCCGCACCTAAAATCTTTGGAAAGTCAGTATCAAGAAACACTTTCTTTTATCCTCCAGTGTCGCAGGAATTTCGTTTAATCGGATGAAAGATTCAGACCGGAGTCCTATCTATAAGAATTTTAGCAGTCTATAACTTTTTATAAATCTATCCGTATTGCAGGGTAGAAATAGACTGACGTGCACCAGGCATATTGCTAGATGAATATGACTCAGGATCAATACCTTGCTGGAAACCAGGCATACCCATGGCACCTGGTACAGCACCAAGGGCAACACCACCAAGACCGGCAGCGGCAGCAGATGCTGGAACCATACCCGCAGCTAAACCTTTGCTGATATTGCGTTCAGCTTGAGGGCCAACATTCATTTGTTCCAATGCATTTACAACATCAGCAGCTTTGCCAACAGCTCCTGCACGCACTTTGGATCCCTCAGGAAGATTGCGTCCAACGTTTCCAATAACATTGCCAGCAGGAATTACTGCTTTTTCTTGAATGGCAGAAAGCAACTGAGGCGAATATTTACCGGCAAGACGTGCACCCAATAAACCACCGGCTGCACCAAGGCCACCAAGACCTGCAGCTAAGCCAGCAGAACCAGGATCTTCACCTTGAGAAAGGGCATACCCACCGGTTGCTAAACCAGCAGCGGCAGGTACACCATATTTAAGAGCGCCACGCATGGGATCACTCCATCACAAACAGTTTGTTCGCCATTACATCAGGTGTAGCCTGGTTGATAACGCGCCAGGCGTTCTGAGGATCACGCTCCATGGTTGACTTGAAGCTTTCCCAGAAGTTCTGAGGTTGCTGTGGTGCAGCTGCAGCAGGAGGAGCGGGGAATTGTCCCAGGCCAGGATTCACAGCTTGGGTTGGATAGCCAACAGTTTCAAGCTGAGCTTCGTTTTCATAAACAGGATACGGACCTTCAGGACCAAAGAACTTGAGAGTGTAATCACTCAGAACATCAGGGTTGGTAAGGATCTCGTTATAAGCCAGATTTTCCTGATGCTCATTAACAGCGAAGTTGGCATAACCTTGCAAGGTGTCAGTAGCTTGGCTGCCCCAAGCAAGGGCGCTATCAAGAACGCTTTCCAGGTTTAGAGCGTACTGATTTAGAATTGCCGGAGCTTCGGTCCCGTACGCGTCCACCACCATCCGACTTTCCGGACTCCACCCCAGTACTTCCGCTACGTCCGCTAAGGAGCTGACTGAGTAAGTTTGGGAAGAGTTGCTGGAGGATGTCTGGTTTGTTGACCAGGTCTGCGGAACCGATTGTGGCGTAGCTTGGACGCTCGGTTGTCCGTAATTCGCCGGGGTATACTGAGTCGGATTGACCTGTTGCGATTGTTGACCCTGGAACGGGGATGGCACCGGGCTCCCCAGCAGATTGACCACTTTGTTGAATGCCGTCTCCCAGGGGTTGCTCTGGGGCGCCACCGGTTGGGATTGGGGGGCGTACTGAGTAGGGTTTGATTGGTAACTGGTAGTTCCCTGTGGTGCTACTTGAGGCACCGCTTGAGGGTAACTGGTTCCCACTTGATACTGAACCGGAGCTTGGGCCACCTGCTGTTGAGGAGCTGGTGCGACGTAGCTGCTCGGAGCGACCGCCGGTGCTTGGCTCATCTGTGGGGTCGATTGGACGGTAGCGTCCTGCATAACTCATCTCCTTTTGTAATGCTTCTAAAGTGCGATACAGATATGGAGTTAAATCCAATTTGGGATCCGCTGCCATCGGTAAATCCGGTGCCTGCGGGTGGGGAGTCTGCATCATGCCCCCCACTAAACGAGCAAATTGAGAGTATGCACCCTGCAACTCGTTTACCATTCTGAACGGGAACCCAGATAGCATCTCGGCCCGCTCCTCATCTGTTTTTGATGGGAAGAGGTACTTCAGTGCTTCTATACTATCAACACCTAATTCTTGTAAATTTCTTACAACAATAGAGTTGTTCAGAATGTCCTGCGTAGAATCTTCATACACAGGTCCCAGCCAGCGCCATTGTACCGTAATATCGCCATCTGGGATTAATCCCTTGACGCCGGGAGGTATCATTTGTGCCTCCACACAAGCCATCATTACTTTTTTAAGTTGCGTTTTATACATTTTTTCAGCTTCTTCATAAGCAGCTTGTTCTTCTGGTCCAAGCTCTCCCTCTGGTGGAATTGGTTTTTCAATTTGCGCAGCAACAGCAAGTGTGTCTCTGAACAGCTGCTCTTCTTGATAGATAATTAACTCAAAACAACGCGAAAGACCATGTTCATAGATTGCATTTGCTTTTTTCTTAGATGTTGCCGAAACTCGTCCAAATAATGATTTATATTCCGTAGCAGTAACACCAGCACTGATAGATAACTCGTCAACACCACCTAATGCAGTGCGAATTTCTTCTCGGTACTGCCGTACAAACGCATTCTGGTCACCACTAATGGCATCTGGGACGATATACCCAACTCGATCGTTCGGTTCCAGGTTTGCAATGACTCTTGGCACCCGAATCTGCCCATCAACACCGCGAGATACTGGATCTTGCTTAAATGTTGACCGGCTAAGCCCCATGGGACTGGTAAATCCAGAGTTTGCAGCAATAGATGGGCGCTGTACACCGGTATCGCCACCGATATCAATAAGATCAGTCTTGGGACGGGAAGAAAGAAGGGTAGGATTACCAAAAAATTGCAGATTCTTCCGCATGTTGCGGACTAATTCGTCATGAATAACAATGTGATTGGCAACTGAGTCAAAATCACCGCTGCCTTCCATTGAAAATCCCTTGGGATTATTAAAAATTTCCACACAAGGGATAAATTTTAACGTGTTTTTAAATGTTTTAGTCTTGCCAGGGATCGTGTAGTTGACATTATCAAAAGACATTTCTCCTTCCGAGTGCGTTTCCTCAATTACATCTTTTTTGATGGACAATCGGATGTATCGCTTTGCCCCCTGGGACTCAGTATTGCCGTATCCAGTCAAATCTGCGGAATTAATTTCCTGATTAAACCCATTGCCACGTTTGACTTTATAGCTATAGATGATTACGACTTCCTCTAATTCTCCATCGGTATTGTAATAGGAGCGATATTCATGAGAACGAAAGTAATAAAGACGGTAGTTCGCATCCGTTGGACGGATGTAAAACATTCCTTTACCGTCACAAAGAAAGTAATCCCAGATGGAATCAAGTCGAGTATCTAATTTGTTATATTTAGCAACTTTATCAATAAAATCTTTGCGTTGGTTACCAAAGTTGTCTTGAGCGGGAAAAAATTCAACACCCTGACGGATGCCAAACAATTTCATCTGAGCGATATGAGACGCAACAATGCCTGTGTCAACGCCAGCGCTACCATCACGCTCGATGTAAGCGTCAATAATTTCTTTAAGACGGGCTTTGACGTTGCTGGACATTAACTATTTTTCTTTTTTTCTTTGTACATCTTAGCAGACCTGGCAGCTTTACCAGCTTTTTTAGCTTTTTCTGTATTAGAAACAAACTGTTTTCCTTTCCTGCTACCCTCTCGTTTCTTGCGATCCGTTTCCTCCCTCTCATCTTTAGACAATGAGGCCCAGGCCTTCTCTGGGAGATAGCGTTTAGTATACCCTTTTTGAATTGCTTTATCTGTCATGATTAACCCATCGTCCCCATTGTTGCTTGCATGATTATGTATTTAATTTCATCTGTATAGTTACTATTTTTAAGATCAGACATTTTAAAGGGATACTGAAACTCAAGTGCAGCTGCCCTTAATTGAGGATTTGTTGCTTGATTGGCATACGCTTGCATTAGACGCTGATCCGGAAAAACGTCTGGCGTATAACCAGTTTGCTCGCTTAAATATTTACCCGCTAACTCCATTATTCACATTCTCAATAAATGACGTTTATTTAGAATCTTTATATTTCTTGGCGGCAGACTTAGCTTTCTTTCGTTTCTCATATTCATCTTTTGTCATCCACTTTTCTTTGCCCCATTTCTCAAGTGACTTCTGTTTTTCCCCTTTGCCACCTTTATATCCACCACCCGCTTCTTTGTACTCAGAAGCAAGAAGCTGGGCTTTGCGTGCACTCCATTGACCTTTCTTCCCGCCACGACTTCCTGCCATGATACGGTCTTTAATCCGCTCACGTAGTTCAGGTTTCGTGTACTTGCTGTCGTTTTGGGGCATCAGTACACACTCTTAACGTAACCAGGGGGCAGCTGAGCCATGCCACCTAGATTTCCAGCTGCTCCAGGGAGAGCAACTCTCTGGAACTGAATAGGAATAGCTCCTTCCCGCCCTGGTTCGGTTTGTGGATAAATTCTTACAGGATCATATTGCCTAGGGTCAACACCAGGCTGGTATTGCTGTTGAAGATTTCTGTATTGATTACCGCCACCAAAGGGAAGATCAACGCCAGCAATCATACTCCCGTACAAATTATTACCTGGTGCACCAGGCATGGCAGTATTTCCGTAAAGTCTCATACAAATATCCTCGTATCTAATAATTCTATCTTTGATTAATCATCAACCGTAGCTGCATCATTTAAGCGTTTAATAATAATTCCTTCATCTTTAATACGCCAATCAAGTATATCGCCCTCTAACCAGCCAAGCGTATCGATTAAATCATCAGGAAATTCGATGAATAAGTCACCGTTATCTGCTTCTTGAATTTCGATGATGTAGTCAGTCATCGTAACAATTTTTCAATCATCCTATCAAGTTTAGTATTAATTTCCTTAAAATGATCATGCATCTGTTGAATTTCTCTAAGAAAGTCAACTTTCAACACGTATTCAATTGGCATACGTTTGACCTGCTCTTCGACTTCGTGGAGTCTCATTTCTGAATCTCGTAAGCGCTCATGAGCTTGTTTGACACGTTCGTGAGAGCGGGCCAATACTTTTGAAGCAACCCAGCCGCCGCCAGTAACGGAGCTGATTACGCAGGTCAAAACCAAAGCAATGTACTCTGGTCCCACGGCAAATAAATCTTTTGTTACCTTTATTTTAAATCTTAGTAATCCACCTGAAGCTTGCCGCGTTTCATAAGACCATTTATTAACCAAACGAGAGCGTCAACGCAGTCGTCATGGGAACTTACGCCAAAATTTGTCATCTCTTCAAATAAAACAGTAAAGTTTCTGTAACGATTAAAAATAACCTTTCGATCCTCGAAAAGTCCCATCACTCCACGGAACCTGGCAAGTTTATCTGCACGGAATCCTTTGATCGCATGCCATACCAGGTTATATAAATTTTCATTATTTAAACAGATTCTCTTGAAATCAGCTTCAAGTGAAGCCTGGTACGCAACAGCTTCTGAGTAGATGTCGCAGGTAGAGAAGGTCGGGAAGTAGTTGTCATTCGCATCTTTACCAATAACGGACCAGTCGTATAGCAGTTCTTTTAAGGCATCAAGTTTCTCAAGATTGCCCATTGCTCGCATACGTCTGTAATCAATGATGTGGATCTTATCGCCAATCCTTCCGCCAAGAACAAATACTGTGTAATCGTTTTTCTCTTTTGTACCAGCGGATAGATCCACTCCAACGCCAAGGGTATCGAATTCAGTTGCGATCTCAGCCTTAACAAGCAGCTCTGGTGCCAGAGATAGCTCATTCTGCCTGACGATTTGATTCATGTACTGGAAAGAGAAAGCAATAGGTGCTTGCCGTTTCTTTTCTTTCAAGTATTCCAGGGACCACATCTCAGGCCAGTAAGATTCCTCTTCACCTGTTTCCTCATTGTTTTGGATTGCTGACAATACAAGCTGCATCCAATTGTTTTGCGGGCAGAAAGTTGTTGCGTGAATATCGTCATGCCTGAATCTTGTGCCAAGACATATTGCCCTACCACCTTCAAACATTGTTGGAGAGATAACTGCATTCCAGTTATCCTGCATTGTTTTACGTATATCGGGGTTGCCAATATCTGCAGAGCTCTTGATCGGGTCGTCAATTATACAGTTACCTACATTTAAGCCGTTTGCAATAAAATTATGACTCATGTGATGTACTTCAAGATCATAAACATACTCCGCTCGATCGCTAAAGAACTCAACTCGGGAAATGGACTCAGCCTTCCAGCTTTGTCCGTTACTTGATGATGTGCCACATGGCACTGACGACACAATGTTATTAAATTTTGAGGGATATTGTTTGTCTTTTTGTGGTCGATATGATGAACACAAAGATTGGTTCGTAGGGAACCATTTTTTAACTTCTGTTTTTTCTCCTTTGTACCACAACCTACACAAGTTAAATTGTCCCTTTGAAGAATCAAAGGGCGAATTTTTTTGAAATCGTTTGTCGAGCAACCGTGTTGATAATTGCTGTTTCCGCATCCCTTCATCTTTTTCGAATGAAGTTTGTTGGCACAATCCCGTGAGCAACACTTGGTTGTGTGACTGATTGGCTTGAACGCCTTCTGACAAAACAAACATTTTTTCATTGAAAGTGTTTGCCTTGATGCCCCAGCACATTGACGGCTGCAGTGTATCGCGGGAAAGTTTTTGCTTAAATACTGAGATAAACGGCTGGACACTAGGGAGAATTTTTGGTTGCAAATTGGGCAAACTAGATTTACCAGAAATGACTGAGTGGTTTTGTAACAGTTTTCGCAAATCCGTTGTGTGTGTTTCTTTTGGTTTCCGCACGCAAGGCAAGACTTGATCTTCCAGCTTTCCGGATAGCTTGACAATGGCATCCCCTTTACTAAGATCTCCCGCCCTTTTTTGCCTTCCTTCTTTCGTAATAAAAGGGTGCTCGGGAGTTGCTGAAATACAACCTCCACTGTTTGTTGTAATTTCAACAATTCCTTTGGTATAACGCCTTGTAACTGCTCCCACTTTGCACCAATTAATTTGATCTGTGATGTGGTTTCTTGTGGCAACACGGTAAGCCTCTGGATTTTTATAAATGGAAGCAATTGGAACTTGCCCTTGATCAGTATACACCAAAGTATCGCCAGTAAAGCATAAATGGGATCGCTTAGAGGTAACTGAACCTTTCAGGCCTGCAGCGCAGAGAGTAAACTGTTCTTCACCTGTAGTATCAATTCCTGCAAACTTGTGATCAATAGACCAGTACTCATTACTTGTTACATTCTTGAGTAAGCGAACAGACGGAAACACGTTTTGATATTTTTTGCTATCAATAATACGTTTGATAGTTGCAGATTTAGATCTTGCAATATCAACTGTGTAAGACAAGTAAAGAATTTGAAGGGGTTTCTTTGCTGTTGTATGTACACCAATTGCCCATGCAGTGAATAAACCCAACACGGTACTTTTGGCCGACCCCCTGGGACCGAGTAGATCAATATTCGGTCCAGCAATTTTTACAAGACAATCAGTATCTTCGTTTGTTACTAATTGCTTATGCCATTCTCTATGGTGATTTGCTGGTGGCTTATCCGCTACGTATTCACAAAAAAAACCAAAGTCTTCTCTTGCACGCTCCAGGAGGTCTTCATTCTTGCTTTTGCGGATCTTGTGCTTTTGAATAGCAGCCTTTGCATTTCGCCTGTAAGCAAGATGAAGGTGAGAAGGCACTGGTTAATTTAACTGCTTGTTAAATAATATCAGATTAATATGCTGTTTTGGCCCCAGCTGTTACTAACCAGTTGGTTAAAAACGTTTGTGGCTTTTTCTCTTTCCTGTAAACTAAAACTAGGATCTTGAGCAATATAAGCAAGCTGTTTTAGTGGCGTCTCTACATTCATGTATTTGCCTGACAACGGCACACGAGGAGAAGCTGGCTTATAGCTAAACATTATTTTGTCTCTTTATACTTTTTGAATTTATTGGCTGCCTTTGATGCACGCTTAGCTTTAGATGCATCCATTGCATCTTTACGCTTTTCGTTATCATTTTTGTCGCTACCGTCTTCCTTCTTGGAATTTTTATTCTTGAAATATTCAAGAAGCTGCGGTGGCATTTTTTTCTTGCTCATTGTTTCTACTTGCGTTTAAGAGTTGTTGAAACACCCCTGGGTCAGCTTGAGTTGTTTCAGTACGATTTTTCTTAAGATCATCTATCATTCTAATAAACCTATTCTTATCAATTGGAAGTGTCGAGTTTTGTTGTTCTTCCATAGCTTAATTATTCTTCAAATTGTATTTTAGCCCAAACGGACATAGAAGCCTCTTGCAGTGGTCCTTCCACAGGATCATCCTTAAAGATCGCTCCAAGCTCTCTGAGAGCCCTGTCAGCCCCTGCCATAAGCAATCCCTTGCGGTCTTTAGACGACAAAAAAGAATCAACCTGTGCGATGGTGCTACGTAACTCTTTTTGCATCGCAGCAATGCGAGCAACACCAACATCACGTTTAATCGCAGAAGATTCAATATCAACTCTTAATTTGCGTATATCTTCTTGCATTTTCTCGATTTCATCCATCAAGATTGCAAGATGATCAGGCTTATCAAACTTACGATGCAACCATTCATCTACGGCAGTAATGCTGCCGCCATAACCAAGAAAACGTGCATAAAGATAAACTTGAACAGCAGAGAACATTTCCTCTGCAAAAACATAAAAAGACTCCTGGGACGCACTATCTAGATTGTCATACCAGTGTTCAAAAACTTTAGAATCGATAAGCGCGTTGGGCCTGTTCGTAATCTCTTGCTTCGTCTTGCTGAGAGAAGTCTTGTGCTTGAGCTGCAGATTCCCTTTGCTGTCTTCCTTCTTCACGCATCTTCTCCTTAGTGGAACCAACAGAAACGTCTTGGAATACTTTAACAGCAGCCGCAGCTTTTTTTGCTTTATCTTCGTCGAACAAAAAGTCGTAGGTGCTATCCGGTGAATCCGGAACAGAACCAGCTTGGTAAGATTGAGCAGCCATAATTAAATCTTTTACGCTTATTCTACCTCTTTTGTTTTTTCTTCTGCTGGTTTTTGCGCATCTAACAAACGTTGACGTTGATAATCAAAAGCTTTTTTGGTAGCTTTTTTATACAGACTCAAATCTTTTTGTAAACTTGAGTCTGTATTTGTTTTTTCGTCTTGCCGTTTTTTCACTACATCAGAAATTGGTCATCATACTGGCGAG